TTGGTTTATCAGCGATATAAATTTCACCTGCCACTATAAAACCTCCTTATAGTATAAAAGTCCATTATTTATACCTATTTGATACTTTTTATTAAGTGTGTCATCTTTTATAGCCTTATCCATTTTAAGCGGGATAGCAGTATCTAACTTATCCCAATTATCATTAAGGCACTGTTTAATATTAAAAGTTGTTGTATCAAAATCGTCTGTTTCTTTATCGTATTTGAATAACTTTAAATGTTCTGTTTCTTTGCTCAATATATATCCCTCCTAAAATGCAAAATTACTTAATGTAGTATTTTCTAGCGTTGTAAAAGTCATAGCTTCTACATCAGTGAGAAGCAGATAAGCAAATAAATAATCTATAGCCAAATGTGAGGACTTAGATAAATCTATTTGCTTTTTTAGGCTGTCCAAATCCGTAGGTATTCCGTATATACCATTAAATTTTAATTGTATTTTCCCATTTACGAATTTAACTTCTACATTACCATTATGCCAACTATTACATATAGCTTGTAATAAGTTTAAATCTGCTTTCCCTTCACTTTTCCACCTAGCAGCTATAATAGAATTTTTTTCATCTTGTTTTAAAGTAGGGTCTAATTTAATGTTCATTTCAGAAGCTAATAAATCAGCACCCCATGTCATTGTTTCAAAGTTAAATTGTTTCCTAATATCCTCTAAAACATCTTCTATAGTGTCCATTTCTAAACCACTCGAATTACATAACTCTATAATATAAGGGTCTTTTCTAACACGTTTATGTAAGTTGTTTATTAATTGTTGTGTATGCAGTTTTATCACCTCCTTTTGATTGGCTTTGAATAGATAGACCGCCAATGATAGCACCTAACAGTAATGCTGTTATTATGCTTATTACTATTTGTTTAGTTGTAATCCTGTTCTCTGTATTTTTAGAAGTATCATTATCTATTTTATTAACTTTATTAGTTAGTTCTTTTACATCTTCTTTTGTTTCTTTTACGTTGTCTGTAAGTGTTTCTAATATAGTTGTTAATCTAGTAGTTGTTATATTATTTTGTTCGGTTAGAGTATTATTTTTATCTAGCATAATACTAAATGTTTTAATATTAGTTTTTAATTCTGTTAAATCTTCGCTATTCTTATCTGTCTTTTCTTTAAGCTTTCGATAGTCTAAATCATCTTTTTTTACGTAGTCTGATTTAACGTTTCTTAACTCATCTTTTAAATTATCTATTTCATTTTTAATATAACTTTCCATGTGTCACCTCCATTAAACCAATGTAACCACACCCATTATGGCTACTTCTTCCTCGCCTATAATCACGTTTTCAATTAGGCTACTATTTACTCTTACATTTTGTGCATCAAGGACACCATCTGCTGACAAGATTAAGGATATTATCTTAGCATGACTTACATAATTTATAGTTGTAGAAAAAGCAATTTCTTTTAAGTATTCTGTTATCTTAGTAGAAATATTTGCTTTTATTTCATCATCCGAATAGCCATTAGCCTTGGTTATCGAACATTCTATATCTATGTTTTTAGCTGTAGCACTAACTACAGTGCAATAATTTCCTATAGCTGAACTTCCTGCACCTGTCCCCCACAAACTCCATGTGTTTGTATTAGAATCAAAAACACCTTTAGGGTCTATATACTCCTGCACTGTATTAACTAAATCTGTGCTGGCTGGTTGCATATTGGAATCTATAATTATAACTTTTACTGTTAAATCTCCGTTCCAAAGTGGTATTACTTTAGCATTGCCGACCCCTGTTACACTTTTAGCCCAATATATAAAATGAGCTTGGTTATTACTTGTTATTGGATTTTTTAAAGATTCGTAGTATCTTTGCTTTAAAGAATCGTCGGATTCTTCTTCGAAACCATCATAACTGGCTTCACTATTATTTACTGCTGTAAAGCCTTGTATAGTGATTGGAAACTCTACAATAGAATTAGCCCCGACCATACCTACGTTCCCTGCTTGGGTACACTCTGCTAATATTGTGCCTGTTTCTGCTATTTGTTTTGTTTCTAAACTTTGGAATTCTATATTATTGGGTGTACTAAACAAATCGCCTTTATTAATAGTTCCTGTCCCTGTTAGAGTTAAAATTACTTTTGCTCTTGTAGCTACTTTTCTAATTATACCTTTATTATCATACACTCTAGCTGTTAGGTCATCGCCAGATAAATCTTTAACCAATCTTAAATTAGCTATAGACAAAGCGTATTGATATAATGTAGCTAATTCTATAGCATTAGTTTTAGTTATATCGTAAGTAGGATAGCCTTGGCTTTTTTCATATACGTTAGATATATTGTTAAGCATATCTGTTATTAACTGCTGTTCTGTTTTTATTTCTATACTCAAAATTTCACCTCCTAAGCAGATATATTAATAACTTCATGATTTTTTAAAACAACATCAAATTGAACGTTTAATATTGTTTTCTCTTGTGTAGTTGCAAAATTTTCTATATGGTCTATGTATCTATGCTTTTTTAAAGCTTCTTCAACTTCTCTTTGCAGTTCCGAAAGAATAAATGCATTTCTTTTCTTTCCTACTAAATCTTCTATATTACAATAGAAGTCTGTGCCTTTGTAAACATTGTATTTATCTTTATAAGTTAACAATATCCAATGTATCCACTGTTCGAGTGCTTGTCGTTCTGTACACTCAACGGGCTTACCATTCTCAATAACATATCTATTATTTTTAAAATCAAATAAAAAAACCTTACCCAGTTTGGATAAAGTTTGTTCTTCTTCTATTTCTTCTACTTCTTCGATTATTATATCTTCTTCGGGGAGTAGTGCCATGTTCACACCTCCTATATCTTATCTATAATAAAAAAATGTTGGTTGCTTTCATCTGCAATAACCAACACTGTATCATTTAAATTTAATTTATTATCAAATTTAATTTCTATATTATATGTAATTCCATCTATTGTTATAGTTGAGTTTCCTTTTTTAGTTTTTAGGTTTTCACACAAGGTTGAATTTGTAGTGTCTATATAACAATCATTATCTCCAATATTTATAATGTAATTAGGACTTTCTTTAACTACCTTGCCTATAGTAGAACCAATTCTATTTTTATTATTTCTTTCTTTTAGCCATTTGGCAAATTCTACATCATACTTCACATATCGCCCCTCCTAGCTAAAATCTATTGTTATGCCTATCTTATGTATATTATTATTTAAAGTGTGTTGTGTGCTTTTTATTCTATACCAACCATTTACACCGTATTTGCCTAGGTTAACCCTAATTAGCCTATTACAATTTATATAAATTCCTCGCCCGGTATCTATTGTATTAAAAGTTAATTCTTTTTTTACTTTATTTTTCTCTTTTAATTCGTTACGTGCTATATTATTAGCTTGACTAGTATTCTTATCTTCTACACTTATAATGTCTGTTAATTCTCCAAATATCTTAATATAGTTAGGGTCTTTTACATTAGCTAAAACCCTACCATCATTATTTACAGCTATCACGTTGTTAACCATATCTTCTATACTCCTGCTAACGCTGTAGCCTTTTTCTATTAGTAAAGTTGAATTAATTTTTAAATCTACAAGCCTGTTTATATAAAGTGTTTTGCCTTGCATTTCCATTATATAGTTTGTTCCTATTTCTCTTTTACATTGTTCTAAAATATCTTTTATTATATCGCTTAGAGTTTCTTGATAATACAGTTTATTTATCCTTGTAGTTAATCTTGTTATATTATTCCTTATACCTACCTTACTGCATATCTGTTGTATAGCACTCTTAGCGTTCATGTTTCTAAACTGCATTACATATTTATTTTTATTTAGATACCATGCATAGTCCATTGCTGTGTAACTATGAACGTTTTCTTTATTAGTTTTACTTATTACAACACCTTCAAATATTGTTGCTTTATCTTTTTTTAGTATTATTTTGCTTCTTCCTTCTGCTAAATCTAATATAGAATCAAAAGACAATGAAGTGGCTAATGTATCTATATCATTACTCCAATTTAAATTGTTGGATTGTCCCATTATTTCTTTAGTTGCATATCCTTTACCTACTATATAAGAAGTATATAAATACCACATTACTTTATCTCCCTATATTGTTTTAAATCCAATTTATAGGCTACGTCACCGTTTATAAGTTCGTGCCAGCTTATATTTTCTATACTAACTAACCAATTTAACAACTCTTGTGGTAGAAAATTATTCTTATTTCTATTTATAACAATCCTAAGTGGTTTTTTAGTATTTTGTGCTATATTCCACATATTAATCAAACGATAAGGATTAATTTGGCTCTTTGCCCATCTGTATTTGTTTTGATATGCAGGCAACCAACTTTCTAAACTGAAACTTATTAAACTAACTTCTCCTAGAAAGTTATATTCTCCATTATTGAATGTTTCAAAAACCTCATTTTTAGCACTTTTACTAAGTTCGGGCATTTCTTCTGGTAAAATAGGAAGTTCATAGGTTTGTTTTCTATCTAATGTACTAAAATATATATTTGCCATGCCACACCTCCTAAAATAAAAAAGGCATAGCTTAAAGCCACACCTTTACATGTTTTGCATTGATAATTTAATTTGATTTACTATATGAAGTCCTGCTTGATTGAAAAATTCTTCACTTCCAACATTGCCTGTAAAATATATGTTAAATGTAGGACTTGAAGCACCATTCATTAATTCTCTTGACTTATCTGCGGGGATTATTGTTTCACCACTAGATAGTTTTCTTAACTCTCCACCTTCTTCGTTAATTAATGCCATGCCTGCTGGAGAATATTGTGTCCCTTTAGCGAAATGAGGTATATCGGTTACTCTTCCTATATTTACCCCCGGAACTTTGTTGGCTTTTGATATAACTTTATTAACACCGCCTATAAATCCATTCATCATGTCTATACCACCATTTATAATGCTCTTTACTCCGTCCCATATGCCTTGGAAAATTCCCATTACAGTATCCTTTATATTATTAAATATGCCTGCACAAATTCCAATTAAAGCAGAAAATCCACCACTTATTGAACTAGCTATATTGCCTACTATTCCACTTATAGTTCCATAAATACTGCTCCATATTCCACTTACTGTACTCCATATTCCACTTAAAATACCACTTATAGTCCCTAGTATACTATTCCATATACTACTTATAACTCCAAAAATAGCACTACATATACTGCTTATAACTCCAAAAATAGCTGTAAATACACTACTTATAACTCCCCATATAGCTGTAAATATACTACTTATTGTAGCCCACACTGCTGTAAATATTGTAGTTATAGTAGTCCATATAGATGTAGCTACTATTATTATAACTGCTAATATGCCTTTAAATATTGCTTCGATTATAGTTGCGATAGGTGTAAATATTGTAACTATAAAATTAAATATATTTGTGAAAACAGTACTTATAGCTGTCCATATATTTGTAGCTACTGTTGTTATACTAGTCCATATGTTTGTAAATACCGTTGTTATGCTAGTCCATATGTTTGTAGCTACTGTAGAAATTGTAGTCCATATATTCGTAAAAACTGTTGTTACACTAGTCCATATATTTGTAAACACTGTGCTTATTGTAGTCCACAAAGAAACAGCTACTTCTTTTATAGAATCCCAGTTTTTCCATAGCAATAAGCCTACTGCAATAACTCCTGCTATGGCTAAACCTATCCAACCAAAGGCACTTATTTTTAATGCACCATCTACTATTGTAGCTACCCCTTTAAGTCCTGCTAAAGTTGTTTTAAGTATATTTATCGTTTTAATAGCACCATACAGTGAAGCAAACCCAATAGCTAGATTAGCTATTGCATCTTTATGTTCTGCAATAAAACTAAAAACCTTACTAAGAACATCATACATTTTCATAAATCCAGTTGCTACTTTATCAGCAACTTGGTCTATAGTTCCATCTTCTTGCCATTGCTTTAGTTTCCCTGTTACGTTATCTACTAAAACCCCTAGTTGTCCGCCTGTTCCTTGCATGATTTGAGTGCTCATATTAGTAAGTCTATTTTTCAATTTGCCAAATTTACTCACTAAACTATTATTCATTGTTTCAAATGCTTTATCAGTTAAGCCTGCGCTGTTTTTCATAGCATCTAAGCTTGTATTAAAATCTCCAAATCCTTTTCCTGTTAAAACTAAAGCTCCGGATAATGCTCTAACATTCCCAAACAACTTACCCATGGTTTCGGTGTTGCCACCAGTTTTAACCTTTATCTCTTCTAAGAATTTGGCAAATCCTTTACTTTTTAAAGCCGACACTGAAAAGTCTATGCCTAGCTGTTGGGCTGTTTTGGCAGCTTCTTCGGTTGGTTTAATTACAGACGAAAACACACCTTTCAAAGCTGTTACTGCTTCATCTGTTTTCAAACCATTCTTAGTCAAACTTGCCATTCCTGCTAACATTTCATCTATGGAAGCACCAGCAGATTTAGCAATAGGAGTTAGAGAACCCATAGATTCAGCCAGTTCAGCCACTGTTGTGACACCTAGATTTTGAGTAACCAACAGTTTATCCGATATACTTTGCATTGCTTTTTGTCCTGTTAGTCCGTAAACGTTCATTGTGGAAGTTAATATTTTAAGGGAACTATTGGAATCCGAAAATCCAGCCTTAGCTAGTTTGGCAGAAGTAACCGCTGCTTGAATACTTTCGCTTGCTTTTACACCAGAAGAAATAGCATCATACTGTGTGTCTGCTAGTTCTTTTACTGCAATTCCAGTATCATTAGAAGTTTTAAGTAGTCCCTGTTGTATATTTTTTAACTCCAAACTGCCTTGTGCTATTGATTTAACTTTTCTCGCACCTTCGTCCAATTCGCCTAGCCCTTGCACACCTGTTTTAACTATCAAACCACCCGCAAGTGTCGCTAAACCTGCGCCCCACTTGACAATTTTATCTCCTGCTTTTTCAAACCCCTTAGTGGTCTTATTAACAAAATTAATAGTTTGCTGTGATGCTCTTTTAGTTTCCTTGGTCATTCCTTGCAGATTTTTATTTATTTTAAGCAATCCACCGCTCATTTTGTCTTGGAGAGAAAGGACAACACCAATAGTCTTTGAAGCCATATCTTACCTCCTTTCTTTAAGGATTAAAAAAGGGAAGGTTATTTTTTTCTCTTCCCAAATACAGCTTGCAATATATATTCTATTTTCATTTTGTCATATTCGAATTTTAGTTTTAGATTATATTCCATGCTATCTATGTAAAATTGTCTTTCTAATGCATTTAAATTGAGGTAATAATCTAAAGGTTGGGAACTACGGTCTAAATAATAACTAATCCAATATAATTCCCCTCCCTCGTCTTTATTACCTCTTATGAGTTTTTTATTACTACTTCTGCATTACTATCCTCAAATTCTTCGTTAACTTTTTGTGCCAATTGTATAGTCCCGTCAATTCCAAATATTTTAACAGGAATATCAAAAGGTTCTCCACACTCTAGTTCTTTCATAAGTTCATCACTATGTAAAATCTCGCAAGTGTTGTAAACTAACTCTTTAGAAGCGTTTAACATTTGTCCATAGTTTAATTTATCGATACTTTCATCTTTAGACATTTTTACACTATTAGCTAAAGTATTTTTAAACTCTAACAAATCGCTATCAGAAGGTCTTTTAAACGTTAATGCTCCGAACCCTTCAACTTCTATATCTACCACTTTTTTTCTTTTGTTATATCTATCTGTAGCTTTTTTTATAAAATCCTCTAATGTTATTTTTTTACCCATAAAATCCTCCTTAAATTAATTCTAAATATTCAAATGTACTAGCTGTAAATGGTAGTTCTTCTTCTACCATTGCCCCCGCCTCTAACTTAGCGAGTTGCAATTCTGTGAATACAACATCTTCTAATTTTAATCTTTCAACTGCATTTCCATTTACTTTAGCTGTTGAAATTACTATATTAATATCTGGCATATTTAGTGTTCTAAAGCCTTCCGCTAACAATCTTTGTGCCTTAGAATCTGTTTTCTTTACTGTTATAGTACCTTCTATATTGTTACCTGTTATTTTTGTATATTTGTTTGGATCACCTACAAATCTTATATCCTCTGTTTCTAAAGAACACTTAGCTTCAATAGCAGATAGGTTCGTCCATAGTTCAGTATTAATCCATACTCTACCTTCGTTTCCACTTATAACTTCATTCCCTTTAGCCATTAAAACCCCTCCTATTCCATGGTTATAACTAGCTGTAAATCTGTCATGCTAGTTAAGATTTTTATATTTGCACCTAAGAACATTTTTCTTTTAAAAGTATTATTTTTAACTGTAGAATCGTCCCATTCTTGTGCTTCTGTCTTACCACTGTCTACCCATGCTTTCCTTTGTGCTTCTATATCTATAAAGCTTGTATTATTAAATGCATTGTCTAAAATATCTCTACTAGCTAAATTGTTAAAATAAGTATTAACAGCACTTACAAACAGCATTTGGATATCTAACTTATTTTTGAATTTACCTATGTAATTATTTTTAAATGTTTTTCTTATATCATCTTTAATTAAATCTACTGTTTCAATTACTTCAATTAAAGAGAAATCTGCATTTTTATCATCATTAAATGTTGTTAAACTATTTACTCCTAATCCGATTTTTACGATATTTTCATCATTTATCAAAATTAATTTTCCTGCTTGTATTTCTTGATTAGGATTAGCTGGCTCTAAACCAGACTTACAGTTTTCCATAACCATATATGTTGTTCCTGTATCTGTTCCTGCACTGGCTATATATCCTAATAAAGTAGGTAAAAATTCATACCCATCTTTTTCTCCTCTAGTATTATCTTTGAAAGTTACCTTTGTATTTCCTAACACTACGATACCTTCATGGTCGGGTGCTGTTGTAGGGTCGTAGGCTATGGCTTTAAAAGTCTTTTTATCTATATCCCTTCTTGTCTTTGTCCACATAATTAAAGCGTCATAATCTAATTTAGTTTCTGATACTAAAGTAACCCAACCAGTTGAATAGTAACCTTTGATTATATCTAAAGCATCTGTAATAGTTTCTTCTAAATCTATCCTTACCACAATAACCTTGTTAGGGTTTCCTAGTAAGGCATCTTTAATATGTTGCAAATTAATTGCTGCATACTTTGTTTTGTCTAGTTCTAATTCAGCTAAATTTTTATATTCTACTCTATTGAAAGTTTTATCCGTGTCATCTTTTATAATTAAAATAGCATTGTCACCATTATGTAAAAAAGTTGTTGCAAGTTGTTTATAAATAACGTCAATGTTTGGTAATGTATAAAGCCATTTAAATACCTCCTATTTCTAATTCTTCTAATTCCTCGCCAGTTTGTTCTTTCACACTCATTGCATAAAGTTCAGTCAATGTTGCTATTAACAAACCTTCTTCACTTCTTGAATCAAATTCAATTTCATTGGTAGCTATGTGGTAGTCATCATCAATTTTGATGCTCTTTTCAAAAATTCCACTCAATAAATCTTGAATTTCTAATAATTCAATTTTGCTTTGTTCACGATTTTGGGCAAAATAAAAAAGCCTAACATCAAAGAATCTTTGATTGGCTTCTGCATTTAATAACCCTGTTCTGTTTTCTGTAAAATCTACGTAAAAACTAGGTCTTATAACCTTTTCTCTTACATCTGTTGACACAAAAGGTATATCTTTATAAGTTGTATCTTTTAAACCCTCTTTCACTTGTGTAACTATAGCCTTATTTATTTCTTTAAGTGTTACAATTGTAATCACCCCCTATATTTATTAATCAAATAGTGAATCAATAAAGTCATCTATATCCGTGTAATACTCTCCATTAAAACCCTGAGCAGAATCCTCTATAAAATGAAAGCCAGGGATAAATTTTTCGTCCCCATTTCTAGCTTTATGCATCCAACCATCATTTAATAAATGTGCATGAGGGGAACTGTTATAGGCTCTTATAGCTAAATCTTTGCCTTTGTACTTATATAGTTTTCCTGTTTTAAATCCTTTTTTTAAATTACCTGTTTCTTCTCCTATTCCTTTAGAAGCAAAAGTAGCTTTATTTTTTTTATTCAACTTTCTAGCTTCTTTTCTTAAAAAAGCTTTTGATTTTTTAGGGAAGTCTTTTTTAGCTGTATTTAATAAATCTTTACTAAACTTATCCAGTTGTGTAGTATCAAATCCATTCATATTACACCAATGAATAATTGTATTTTTCTAACAGTACTTTTCTTATACCTTGCATTTTTTCAAAACATTCAGCTTTAACTTTAAGTAATTGATCTATTAAATCAAATGCTTCCTCTAATTGCCTTTTTATACCCTCATGTTCTTCTTTAAGTTCATTATATTTTTGTACTAATTGTTCTTTTTCCCATTCTCTCAATTCAAAATCACCCATTTCGCACCTCTATTCATATTTTATTTTTACTAAAAATTCTATAAAATCATTGTTTTTAAAATCTCTTTGAAAATAAACTACTTCGTATTTATTGCCTTCTTTGTCTTTAAAAAACATATTCACTTCGGGATTTTTAACACTTAATTTCCTGCACCTAATAATATACGTTACATTAGAATACTTTATTTCTGTGTTAGGTATAGTGATTATACTTCCGCTAGTAGGAATAACTTTACACCAAACATCTTTTATCTTGCCTTCTTCTCTTATTGTTTCACCTAATTCATTTTCGCCCTCCACCATTCCCCACAACTCCAACGGTGTATTGTATTCTCTTGTTTCCATTTAACACCTCGATTCTGCTAAAAAATCTGAAAATAGTTTTTCTTTATGCTTACTTTTATACATTATAAAAATTCTATTTCTAACTATTTTCATATGGGTTAAATCTCATTTGGGTTATAAAAGACCTAGCTATATATTTATATTTCTCATTGTCTTTTGTCGTTAGTTCTCTATTGTCAAACATATCTTGTATAATAAATAAAGCAAATAATTTAGCTCTTGTTTTAAATCTATCTATCTGTATTTTAGTGTCAAAGTCATCTACAGCATCACGAATATATTCTTCTGCATTTTGTATGCATAGTTGCAAAAAGTTGTCCTCGTCGTCATAATCAATTCTTAAAAACTGTTTAACCTCTATTAATGTTAGAATATCCATTACTTATCAACTATTTTAACTTCTTCTACAACAGAAAAAGCAATCAGCTTTTCAGCCAATTGCTTTGGTAAATTTCTAACTTCTCCTATATGAAAATCTTTATATCCTTCTCCTGTACATTCTATTTTTGCTTTAACTTTCATTTAATCACTCCTATGCTATTGTTACTTGTCCGTATACAAACGCTTCGGAATCTTTTGTTACGACTTGTAATCTTTCTATTGCTCTAAATAATGTTACATCAGTTAAGTATGCATCACCAGCAACATCACTCGCCATAATTGAAGTCCCTTCTCTTTGGAACATGATAATAGCTTCTTTTAAATCTCCTATTATAACAGGTGCTTTTGTGCCACTTGTAGTATCATTTGGTAAATCTTTATTACTAACAATTATTATATCTAATCCATTTAATATTATGCCAGTTGGGCTATATACGGAAGGTTGTAATAAATAGTTATTATCACTATCTTTTAGTTTATCTAAATAGTCAAAACCGCTTTGATTAGTTATTATACTAGAAGTGTTCCTAAAAACTGGATCAAGTGTTACATTTATAACTGTTTTAATATCATCTATACCAGCTAAAGCAGTTTTAGCCTTTTTATTTAATTCAGCTAATATTAATTTGTTTCTTGTAACTCTGCTTTCATCACCTACCCAAGTTGATAAAGTGCTTGTTATTGCTTGGTCACTATCTTTTAATAATTCATTTGTAGCTTTCATAAAACCTGCATACTTTTTAACAGAGTAAGGTAATTGTGTAAATTGTGGTGTAGCTTTTTCTGTTATAGCTCCGTTTTCGTCAACTTCTGCGAAACCTGTTTGTTGTGCTCTTGTTTTAAATACCCTTGAACCACTTAAAGTATTTACAATCTCTATTGTTATGTAGTTTTGTAAAGCATCTTTGCTTTCTCTTAGTTCATTTATAGTAGTTTGTATATCCTGTGGAACTGTATATCCTCCATCAGTATTAGAACCTTCGCTCATAGAGTTTTGAAAATCTGGTTTTGTTTTATTTCTTAACCCATTGAAAAATATTTTTTTATAATCTTCTTTCTTATTTTCTTGCTTTTGTCCTTCCAATGGTGTAGCACCTCCGTTGTTTATTTTATCTTCCATTTCTTTTCTTTCTTCTTCTTCGATATTTTCTTGCATTGTTATTTTAGCTTTTAGAGTTTCTATTTCTTTAGATTTATTATTTATGTCCTCTGCTGTAACACCTTCTTTATTTATTAAACTCTTTGCTTCATTTTGTAATCCTTGTAATTCTTGTTTTAGTTCATCTGATAATTTCATTAATTTAACACCCCTTTTTTAATTTTTGCAATAAAAAAACAGCCTATAGGTTAAGCTGTAAATTTAACTTTGCTTTCGCAATTTCTAATTCTTTTTCATTTATTTGTTTTTCTTCTTTATTGTTTTTAAACTCATTCCTTAATTTATTAATTATTTGTGGTGGTATCACTCCACTGTTAAAACTAGCTACTATTTTGTTATCTTCGTCGAACATAATTTCATTAACGAAACCTTTTTCTTTAGCTGTTTTAGCATCTAGACAAGTTTCTTTAGACATCATAACAAGCAATTCATTTTGTTTTAACCCTGTTTTAAGTATGTATGCATTAGCTATGCTTTTGTCTATCCCTTCTAATATTTCAGCACCTTTTGCAAAGTCTTCACTATTTCCAGCACTTATCATGCTGGCTCTATGTATCATTAATTGTGCTGTAGGAGAAATTTTTAAAATATCACATCCCATAGCTATTACACTTGTAGCACTAGCAGCTAATCCAACTATTTTACCTGTTATTTTTCCTTTATATTCTTTTAATAGGGAATATATTTCACTACCTGCAAACACGCTTCCGCCACCACTATTTATTATTACTTCTATTTCTTCATTCTTTTTAGCTTTGTCCAATGCTTCTTCTATATCTCTAGGGCAAGTAGAATCCATATCAAACCAATTATAAATCATTTTATCGTCATTGCTTATAATTGTACCTTTAACGTTAATTTTCACTATTCTTCCTCACCTCCTTTCCACTGAATACCTGCCATTTCAATAGGCATATAATTACCATTGCCTATTAATCTATCTCCACCCGCTAGCCTTGCACGATTTTCTAAATCCCTACACTCATTAGGTGTCATTATAGCGTTATTTATTGCTATTGCGTAAGCTTCTAATCTAGCTTTAAAAGAACTTCTTAAAATAGCATCTACATTAAAATTAAAATAAAAATTATCTTGCTTCTCTTTATTTGTAAATAACTTAATAGCTAATTCCTGTTCATATTGACTAAGAATAGGTAATAAAGTATCTTTATACATACTCTCCTGTTGTAATTCCACATTAGCATAGTTACCTTTGTCATAATCGTTCAAGAATTGTGGTTTGATTCCAAATGCTCCTGCTATTTGTAATGCATTGTATTTATTTAACTCTAAAAACTGGCTGTCTGTTAATTTGGAACTTATATTACTAGCTGTCATACCTAAGGGTAAAGGAATGAATTTGCCCGCATTTTTACTACTAAAGCTTTCTAAATTTTCCACTAGTGCCTGTTCTGCTTTAGTGTTTAAATCTCCTGTATATTGAATTATTATTTTATCTGTAACCATGCCATTTTTGGTTAATTCGCCTAAAAATTTATTAGCATATTGTGCTCTTGTAATATAGCTTTCTAATATTTCCCTTACCGATAACCCGACTATACCTTCCCCATTTTGTGTTATCCAACTTTTAAAATGTAATACCACGTCTTGTCGCATTGTAACTTGTTTGCCTGTTCGAGGTTCTGTATAAACATACCACAACGCGTTCTTTTGCTTAAAAATACCCTTGTTGTCTATACAAATTTGTACGGAGTTACTAGGTAATATCCAGAGATGTTTAACATTTCCATTTATTTCTTTTTCTGTATATACAAAAGAATTTCCATAATGATTTCTTGCAAATTCAACACAACTCCAAAAAGTCTTAGCACTATAATATGGGTTAGGTTGAACCCTTAATATATAATTTAAATAATGATTTTGCTTTTGATTACCATTTTGAGTTTCTTTATAAATTTTAATAGGTAATTTGGAAATTGTTTCAGCTAATATTCTTTGACAAGTAAAGTATGTTATTTCTCCTATTTTGCTAGGGGCTATACCATCTGCATTTATCCCTAACATTTGTAAAAACTCTTTATCTTGCATAGAAACAGTAGTATTATTTACTATTTTAGTTAAAAACCCCACTTATTCACCTCCTCTCATGTCTGGCGACTAGAACCCCATATATTGTTAAAATAGCACCTAAAACATACATTCCTGCTATGTAATTTATTAAAAAAGTGCTAAATATAATAAAAAATATACCTAAAATAAATAAAATCTCGGGTATATTCTTCGATAAAACTTTTATTAAATTTTTCAATTTTTATCACCGCCATATAGCCTATTAATGTATTCTTCGCTAGCATATTTATTCAATTTAACTGCTTGTTTTGTATTAAATATAGCTCTACCTAAAGCCATTAACATAGCTATAAACCAATCTATTTTATTTTTACAAATAAATTTATCATATTTACTATTCCCTGCTGGGTCTTCTGTTGCTATAACATTACTAGCCATCCATGTTAACACTGGATTATTAGCTATTATTAACCTTTTATCTAACAACATAATTTCAAAATCTCGAATAACAGGGGACATTGATTTATAGCCCTGTCCAAAAGGTGCTACCGTATAATGTTTTTCTAATCTGCTCCTTATATCTCCTGCACCCCATCTATCGAATACAATTTCATCTATGTTAAAAGCATATTTAGAATTTATATCATCTATGTAATTAAACAATTCCTCATTAACTACATATGTACCATTCAAGCCTATTAAATCTTTATTTTCGACCCATGTATCATACCTCACATTATCTCTTTCAGAACGTTCTATCAACGTGCCTTTAGGTGTAAACAAGTGAGGGTATATAATATATTTGTCTTCCTTTTCATTGTAAAAGCACTGAACATAGGCAATTATATCCTGACTGTATGCCATATCTAAACCACACCAACAAGTAGTACCTTTTAAATCTTCTAGTTTAACGTCTTTTAAACATTCTTTCCATAATCTCATGTTTATTGCATTTTCACCATCTAAGGCAACGTGTTGATTAAGATATAACCTCCTAGCCTTGGCTTCAAATGTTTTTATTCTACTAGCTTTAATCATATAAAGTCTTTAAATCATCATACTTTCTAACAATACCTAGTGCTGGATTAGATTTAATTTGTTGATTTATATCCATTAAATCACAATCTTTTTCAGCTTCATATATAGCATAATAGAATTTATTGTCTTTAAATTTACCCTTTTCAATATCCTTAGCATAATTATATAATTCTAATTCTAAATTTTGCGGGTCTTGTCCGCTTGAAGCTGTTGTAGTAGCAAATAATAAAGGACTATCCCATAATCCCATTCAAGTTCTTAACTTAGTATAAGCATCACTGTTTTTGTATTCATGCACTTCATCAAGTATAACTACATAAGAAGCGTAACTATCAAGGTTTGCCCCATCATTCGCCAACACTCTTAAATATGAGTTAGTTGATTTCCTATACATTTGTCTCATACTTTCAGTTATCTTAACATACTTTTTAAGTGTTTTATTTTTCTTTATCATTAACATCATAGTGTTGAATAGGTTACTTGCTTGTTTCTTATCATTAGCTACTATTATGTATTCTGCTCCAAATGTAGAGTCTGTAAAGTATAAGTATACAGCTATCCAACTTACAAGACTTCCTTTACCATTTTTACGACTAATATCTAGTAAAGCTTCTCTATGTTTTCTAAAGCCTGTTTCTCGTTCTTTAACACATAATATTTCGCTAGTGATCCTAAATTGAAATTTGAAAGGATTAATCTTTAATCCCTTTTTACCTTTATCCAGTTCCAACTTAGTTATAAATTTATAAAACCTTCTCGCTTCTTCTTCATCATAAAAGTATTTATCATTATTCCACTTATTTTTCAACTCTTCTATAAGGTCAAAAAGATTATACATAGTTTGTTCTTTTTTATGTTGTTCTAATATTTCTTTTACTTGCATAATCTTTCACCCCTTTTATTTAACAATCATATCCTCCATTTCTTCATCTTCATTACTGTTTTGTAACATCATTTCTTTTAATTTAACCCTTTCACGTGGTGTTAAACTAAACTCTTTTATAAAGCTCAACATACTTTTCATAGCATTATTGGCTATAGATATTTCTGGTATCTGTTGCCTATATCCGCTTTCGGTTTCAAAACATAAATCTTTGTTAGCCATTATAGCTTTTTCAGCTTGTAACCAACGTTGGTAATTAGAACATAAAGCAAATAAAGCTATATCATCACCATTTTTCCATTTCCCTTCTCCCACTAGCATTTCAGCTATATTATAATATTTATCCTTAGCTTCTTTATTTAAAAAACTTGGTGCTTTTGGTATTTTATTATGTTCTTCCATCTTTTCATCTCTTTTCTATAACCACCCCTAGTGGAAAATCGATATTTTTTCTTACGTGATGGGGGATGCGGTTTCCACGGTAAAGGCTAGGAGTTTTTTATCCCCCTACCATTCATTAAATCGTAATCATTGTATATTATTATATTTTAAAAAAATTTTATTTGCCCATTCTCTTTAGTTGTATACCCATTGCCTTTACTAGAGTTACAATCTCTATGTGATAGATGTACATTATCCCAAGTATGAGTTCCTCCTTTGCTTAAAGGTATCATATGATCTATGCTTGGATATGTTCCGCCTACTACTATAGTTCCATCTGGATATACAACATAATCACTATAGTCACACTGCTTACAACATATAGCACATATGCCATTACTTTTAGTATATAGTTTGTCTAGTGATATACTACTATCTACTTGTCAATAACCATTGGTTCTTTTTAACTATCTTCTTAATCTTCTATTATGTTTATTGCTACATTTTAAACTACAGAATACAGTTCTGTAATCCCCATATTCTTTAATAACTTCTTTGCCACATTCTAAACATTTAAAAGAACTCTTTTTATAATTTATCTTTTTAAAATCTTTTTGTCTCTGATTAATCATCTTTTTCAATTTTTCATATGAGCATTTACGACTACAGCACTTCTTATCTTTATAAATAGTCTTAAATGTTTTGCCACAACATTCGCATTGTTTTTCTATCGTTTTATGTTTAACCCTACATTCATCAGAACAATAATCAAATTGTTTAGCTTTTAGCTCTTTGCCACAACTTTTACAGTATCTTTGTATTGTTTCTTTTATACTCATCAGAACATTCGCGTGAACAGAATTGGCAACTATCATCTTCCCTTAATATCCTATGAAATTGTTTCCCACATTGTTTGCATGTATGTTCTGTTGGGTTCTTTTGTCTACTTTTATTTGCACATTGAATATTACAAAATCTCTTTCTTTTATCTTTAGTTTCAAATTCCTTTCCACAAAATTCACAATTCTTTCTAATCATAAACCCCATCCTTTAATTATTAATTAAACTAAAAAAGGATAGGTGTTAGGAACTTACCCCAACTATCATCACCTATCTTATTAATCTTTATAACGAATAAAATAATTCGTATTTATTATATTTGGTTTATACATGTACTAATTCTATTGCAAACCTCTTTTGCTATCTCATCAACGCTTGATGTATTAGCTCTTATTGTAATCCCTTGTCCTAACTCTGTAACATCATTAGCAAATAATATATTGTCTATATCTTTCTTACTATCTATAAACATATCAAACAATTCTTTAAACTGTTCTGCCGTTATACTATCGACTATATGGTTATCTGTGTATAGGTCTAGCATATATCCTAATGCTTGGTTATATCTTTGGTCATATTCCATTGTTCTCACTCCCTTCAAACATCTATTATCTTTATTGTTATAAACTCTACCGGTAAAGCTCCACGACAATACTGGCATCTATGCACACCATGTACAATAGTATATTCTTTTTCTAATTCTGCCATTAAACCAAGGCTTAAATAATAAGTATCTAAATCAACTGTTCTTTGTCCTTTTTTATATGCTTCTATTATCTTGTTATTAACATACTTTACGCATACATCTTTATATCCTTGTAGAACTTCTTCTTTAGTTATTAATGTATTCCTTCCTTGTCCCGGTGGTTTAGGCGGTGGAAAATTAGCTGGTGGTACTTCTGGCATTTATTATCAACCTCCTATTTATATTCTTCCTTATATCTTTGTACTATCTTAAATAAATAAGCTTGCATAGCTAACTTATCCTCTTTACTTTTCTTATAAGCTGTATGTATCTCTGCATGACTTTTATTGCTTAGATATATTAAGTTGTTTATATCATATATTCTTTTCTTATCTTCCTTAACTTCTTTTATATGATGTGATAGTTCCCCATAGATTAGTTTATTGTATTTATATAGTTGGTATATATCTAATCCATTGAATCTACTCTTACATTGTTGTGTTAGCTTTATCCAACGTTTATCCCTATATATCTTTGTACTTTCTTTATCTCTGTTGTATAGGTCATACTGTTTATTTCTTAACTTGTTTCTTTTCTCTTTACATTTATTAATACAATCCTCTTTATCCTGTGGTACTTTTATCCCGCAGCAAGGGCATAATTTAAATAACATTTATATGCTCCCTTTTAAAAAATATATACATAGTAAAAATATACAAGAGGAACATACAACATTGCCCCTATAAAATTTATTATTCTATGTGCTATTTTCTTTCCTGTAAGTGCATTTACTATACTTAACAATACATTAAGTACGCTTATTACTAATCCTATCCATGCTATTACTTTCATTTAAACCCTCCTTATATTTCTAAACAAAATAAAAAGGACACCTGTTACAGTGTCCATATGAATATAATCTCCTAAACTATTTTAGGTAAGTAAAAAATGCTCTATCCTTTTACGCATTAAAAAAGAGCCCTTATGAGCTCTTAAGTTTATTTATTAACTTCTTCTTTCAGTTTATTTATAAATTTTGCTATTTCAGTTGCAGTTCCTTCATTATTATCCCCTGCATATAACATGCCTTTTTCTATTAACACTATTGTTATTTCTTTTATTTGTTCTTCATTCATATTATCCCTCCTTTCTATGTAAATACTTCTACATATTAGGAGGTTTTCCTTCTTTTTTTCAAA